TAAAATTTTATCTGCCACAGGTAATAAAATAGAATTGAATGATGATAGCGTAAGTTGTGATTGTACTTGTGAAAATTGTGGATGTGGATGTGGAACGGATCAAGCGGGTCCCAAAAGAGGCATCACCATGCAAAGTACATCAAATCATACTTTTGAAATGATTGATGAAAATAATAAGCAATGTGGACCTAATAGAAAAGAAGGTGGAACTCCAAAAAATGAAGCAACAGATGCATTTGTAAGAATAAGAACTGGATATGGTTTAGAAATGCACATGGCAGATGACAATGACCAACAAAATACAGATAAACAATATATACAATTGCTTGCTCCTCAAAAAGATGCTTGTTGTGGGCCACATATAATAAGAATGCAAGAAGATCCAAATTGTGGATATATATTTGTTAAGGCTGCTGGAGATTATGTCTGTATAACAGAAGGAGATCACTACACAGCAGTAGGAACTGGAGGGGAAGATTTTTGTGAAGGAGGATGTTTAGGTAAAAGAAATTGGTTAACAGCAGTAAGTCAACATTCCATACATTATTCTTGTAATTTTTATTTTAATAAAGCAGAAACACATGCATTTTTGGCAGATGATGCCATATTATTGATGGCAGGAAAAGATTGCCCTCCTCCAGATGGTCAAGAAGAATGTGGCCCATGTATTGGTCCAGTTGCAGTATTAGTAAATGGAAAATTAAGAGCAAGTGATAGAGTTTTTGCATCTGCTTCTACACAAGCGCCTTGCGTATCAATGTTTCAACTCACGCCATTTGCCAAGTGTGATGACCCACCACCGGATTGTTAAGAGGTAAATTATGAATTTTTTAGGAGCACCTTATCCAATAATAAAAAGCCCAAGAGGTTTACTAAGAACTCAATCAGGAGTAAATCAAATAAAATCAGATTTATTGGTATTATTACTCACTGAACCTGGAGAAAGAGTAATGTTGCCTGAATTTGGAACTCCTTTGAAGCAATATTTTTTCGAACAAAATGATAATTATATATTAGAAGATATAAGAAATAAAATATCAGACTCTATATCTAAATGGGAGCCAAGAATTGCAGTCCGAAATATTGAAGTATTAAATGGAAATGACACAAAAGATTCATTAAATCCAGATGATTCACAAGAAAATTTAGAAAATATAGTTCTCATTAGGATTTTATTTACTAATTTTGAAGATATTCAAAAAGTAGAAGAGTTAGTATTACAATTGCCTACAGGAGTTTAATATGCCGAATAATTGTCCTTTTGAAGTAAATCCATATGATAAACCATTAACGATACAAAATGATAAAATTAATAATGTAAATTATACAAATCAAGATTTTTGGTCATTAAAAAATAGATTAGTGGAATTTATAAATGAAAGATTTGGAGAAAATGGTAGTCAAATACCAAATACATTTAATGATTTAGTAGAAAGTTCAATTGCCATAATGCTTATGGAAAATTGGGCTTTCATAGCAGATACTTTATCATTCAAAATAGATCAAATGGTAAATGAATTATTTATAGATACTGTAACGGAACCAGATAATGCTTTTAGATTGTGTCAAATAGTCGGATTCAAACCCACTCCTCCCATACCTTCTAGATCATTATGGACAGCAACAATAAATTCTACATATACAAATGATATTATTTTACCAGCACCTGTAACAATTGATGTCGTATCGAATGACACTCCTATAGTTATAGAACTATATCCTGCTGATTCAAACAATAATCCTATTTTTGATCAAGATATAATTATACCTGCCGGATCTTTTGTCAATTCTTCAATAGTAGGACTTGAAGGAAGAACTTATGTAGATAATTTCTCAGGAACGGGCGAAATATTGCAATCTTATGCAACTTCATTTGATTCAGTAATCTATAATTCAATAACAGTAAGAATAAATGGAATTTTATGGGAAAGAGTTGAATATTTCACAGATTCGCAACCAAGAAAAGAATACAGGGTAGAATTTGATTCTGACTATAGATGCACAATAATTTTCGGCAATAATAGAGCAGGATTGAGTCCTGCAAATGGATCAACAATAGAAGTTACATATAGAGTTGGAGGAGGAGTTGTTGGAAATATAGTAACTGGATATGTAGAGTCTCAAAGGTTGGCAGAAATTTTTGGATTGGATGGAAGCGTTCCAGTAACATTAAGAAATTACACAAAAGGCGAATATGGATATGATGGGGATACTATAGAAGATATTAGAAGAAAACTTCCTGCTTATCTTAGAACTCAAAATAGAGCAGTTACAGGACTTGATTATAAAACCATGACAGATCAATTTTTTACTGAATTTCATGGACAGATAGGCAAATCTAATGCTGTATTAAGAAATCATGGATGTGCGGGAAATGTTGTTGATTTATATATTTTAGCAAAAAAAGATGAAGATGATTTAGAAGAAGCAAGCGATGAATTACAAGCAGATTTAGCAGAAATGATAGAAGAAAATAAAATGATAACAGATTATGTCTGTATAAAAAATGGAGAAATAATTGAAGTTGATGTTTCTATAGAAGTATCAATTTCAAGAATAAATAGAAAATTTGAACAAGAAATCAAACAAAAAATTGAAAATAGAACTAATGAATTTTTTAGATTATATAATTGGGAGTTTGGACAGACATTGAGAGATTCTGATTTGATAAGAATTTTGTCTCAAGTAAAAGAAACTTTAGGATTTGATATTGTTTTTACAACCAATGAAGAAGAAAATTCTGGAAGTGTCGTTTACACAAAATTCTACGAAATAATAAGACCTACCACAATAAATATAGCCTTTATGTATACTTAAGAATATGATTAAAACAGTTGGAATAGATAATGATATTACAGTAGCTGATAAAATTAAATTTATATTATCAACTACCGACTCAAACGATTGCTTGAAAACACCATACAAAATAAATAAAATTATGATTTATTTTGTATCTAGAGATTTTACGGACACAACAGTATCAGAATATACAAAAGAAATTTTTAAAGATTCTGTAAAAAAAGAATATGAAAAAATAAAATTAGAAGTTTGCGAAAGTCCTACTCAAGAAAATATAAATAAATTAAGTGCTATAACAAAAGAATTGAATGATACTAAATTTAATTCTACTTTTTATTATAAAGATGCAATTCCAACCCAAACTTTTGGTGGATACGTAAACGAAGCAGGAGAGACTTTTCCCGCTTGGATAAATCCTGATTTAGTTCCTATTGATTCCGTAGATCAAGTAAATCAAGACAATTTATTATATAAATATGAAGAAAATGGAGAAATTGTAGAGGGCAAATTTGTTTTAGAATTAGATCCTGTAGGATATAGAGAAGGTGATTATTTTATATGTTGGAATTGGACTCCTAATATAGCAGGAGACAACCTTTCTTCTCACATGATGTTTTATTTAGGATCTAATACAAAATTAAATTCAATACCAATTCATCAAACTAAAGATAAAAAATATGAAATATTAATGGAAAAATATTTGCCATCAATGTTTAAAAATTTTATATCTGAAAATGATCTTTCTCCATATGTCTTGCAAGAATTAAATTTTTCAGTAGCAAAAGGATTTACTTTCATTGAAGATCTTGCAAATCAAATAATTGATATGCTTGATGCAAATATGGTTCAAGAACAATTTTTACCTCTTCTTTCAAATTTTCTAAACGTTCAATTAAAATCAAATGATCCAACTTTATGGAGAAAACAAACTAAAAAAGCCATACAAAATTATAAACAAAAAGGAACTATAAAAGGACTAAGATCTGCTTTGAATGATAGCGGAATCGAATTATTAAAAATAAATAAATTATGGCAAATTGTTTCCAAGTACACTTATGAAGATTATTTTAGGGTAGTTGACAATTCCAATGAATTTGTTTCGTCTCACCCAATCATATTGCCAATAGACAATAATAATTTTGAAATAAAATATAGAAGTAAAGATTCAAATACGTGGCAAATATTAGATGAAACTTACGTAGACATTCAAGAGGTCGGAGAGCAATATGTAATTACATGGATCGGAGAAAGTGTTTTGAATCCAATATCTTTAGAAATTGGAGATTCAATTAGAATAATTTACCAAAGATTTTTAGTTCCTAATCAAGAAGAGCAAAATTTAGAAAATTATATAAGATTGTTAGACTATATGGATATGAGAGATGAAAGAGATCAGGAATATCCACCTAAAAATTGGAACGTAAGAGTAATTGAAGAAGAAGATCCTTTATTTGATTTACTAATTCCTACAAAACATCCAATAAAAGATGGTATAATATGGGGCAAAATAAGAACTGAATTTCCATATAGTGAAAATGTGTATAATATGGAAGAATATAATGGTTCAACAAGAGATAGTCGTAACCCTTGTGATATAGATAAAAATTTTATAGATACATGTGGCGATTGTCGATCTAGTAT